CGAGACCGCCGTCACCGTCACCGTCGTCGCCGACCCCGCAGTCGCCGCCACCAGCTGCGACGGCCCCCGCAACGGCCCATTCCCCTGATTCACCGCAGTTACCAGGTTCGCCCAGAACGCCGCAGCACTCGGCGCCGGAATATTATCAAAAACCTCCGGCACCACGCCAGGCAGCGCCACCGTCAAACGCCAACACCCAGCCTGCGGCGCCGCACCAATGCTCACCGTCAGACTATTACCCAAAGACCCAGTGTAGCGCGCCGTCAATTCTGCTGCGAACGTCCCGGCCGAAGCCCCGATCGCATAACTCGCCGCCACATCGGTCCCGTCACTGACCCGCACGCACAGAAACGCACTCGCACCCTGCTGCACCGCGCACGCCACGGCCGTTCCCATGTCATATTTTCGCGCAATCACAGGCCCAAAATATTGCGCATAATCCGCCATGGTCCCCACCACCACCGGCGTGCCAACAGGCCCCCAAGGTGCCGTTCCCACCATGCCGATCACATTCGTCGGCACCCCATTCAGCACGAGATTCTGCGGTGCCACGATCTGCACATAAAGATCCGGCACCACCAACGCCGTCGTATTCAGCGCACCTTGCTGGAAAATCGGCATCTATCAGTCTCCCAAATCAAAAACCGTAGGGTGGGGCTTCAGCCCACCACACGCCAACCGAACGCCGCAAATTGAACGAGAAGCGAATTAGGCGAAGTAGCCAACCCCGTTGAACACAAGCTCGCCAAACAACATTGCCGGCAGCATGCTCACAACAGTCGTTGCGTATTCAACGTCATAGACAAGATCGCGCCGATACACGCCTGCACCCTGCCCCTCATCGAAACTCGCCGTATTCCGATAGCGCAACCGCCCGCCCGTCTGATCCGCCAGCGTCAAAAACGCGGTCTGCGCCAACTGCGATCCAATCGCGCTAGATGCCGCATCGCGCACGCCAGGCGAAGGCGACCAAACCGCAATCCGAAACCCCTGTTCCTGCCGCGCCCATTCAGCGGTACTGACCTGCAGCGCCATCGTGCGCGCCACCACATGCGAAGCCCCCGGCACCGTCACCACAGCGCCCTGCAACCAACATATCCGCTCCCGCCGCACCAGATCCGCCAACGCCGCAGCTACCAGCGCCGCACTATCCCCCGCCTGCACCTGATAGACGTACGTCACCTCATCCACGAGCAGCCCGGCCAAATCCCCAGCATTCGGCGTCCCCGAAAACGCCGCCGCATTCCCCGAAACGCTCACCGTCACCCCAGGCGCCACCGTCGGCGCCCAGGCATAAACACCCCACCGCGTCGCATTGCGCGCCGAATTCGGCACCGCGGCCACGCTCACATTCACCACACCCCGCGCCAGATCCGCATCGAGCGCCGCCGTCATCGGCCACCCGCGATACACACGCGCACCGCTCCCCACGATACTTGGCGAGGACAGGCCGCCAGGATACAGCACCGCAGAAACGGCACTCACCAGCGCCGTCTCGACATCCGACATATCCGCCAATGCACACCCCTACAGGCAATTATCGTCCTCGCGCCTGGCCCTGAGATACAGATCCCACTCGCGCTCCAGCTCGGGCTTGTTCCCCGCCCACTCCAGCACACCAAAGCTGTTGCGCTTCAAATCCGTATCCGGATCGAACCCATGTTTTACGAACATCTCCCAGCGCCCGAGATAGCCACGGTTCTGCTTGGCCCCATGAAAACGATGCTCGATAATCCCAGGCACCACGCCAATGCGCCCATTGACAAACCGCCGCGCGCGCTCCTGCCACCGCAACAAATGCCGCTTGTAAGCCTCGCTCGTCCCATGCGGCCAGCTCCTCTCCACCAGCCCGGCAAACGCCAGCGCCATATGGTGATCCGCACTCCCCATCCCCGCGAGTTCAAACAAACCGCCCGTCCAGTCCAGCAACTCCCGCCGGCACGCCCAGAAATACCCGCTATGCGGATACTCCGCATATCCCCCATCAAACTTCCAGAAATTCTTGCCGCAAGCCACCAGCGGCGCACCTTCCAGATATTGCGAAGCAAACGAATGATGCACCCCGATCAGCGAGTCATTCGGCCCAAGATCCAAAGCCCGCGTCCAGGTCTGCAACACCCGGTAATGCTGCAAATGCTCGACAGTCTCCCGCGCCCACCCGGCCTTGCGGTGCCAAACATCAGCGTCACCCCAAGCAATATACTCGGCCTCAGGAATGCGCTTAATTCCCTCGTTAAGCGCACATTCCTTGCTCCAGGACCAGCTATCCGCGCGCAACCCCACGTGATTCACATGCGGCAGCGCGCACACAAACTCACGCCGCCCATATTGCACTTCGGCCACCGTGAGTCGCGCGCCCGAATCGAGCACATGCCCCACCCAATCACGAAAATGCCGGTCAGGCGTCTCCCAGCGCAGCGGATTGAAGCGCGCCGTCACCACATGCAATTGCTGAGCGTCCAAGTGCGGCTCTCCATGTCAAGCGGCGATCTGCCGCACCAGCAGGCGCCATCCCAGCGCACTCTGCTCTGCCGCACCCACCACATAATTTTGCGAATGATCATCGATCACTACGTCCCCAGCCTCAGGCGGGGCAGGCAGCACCGGCAGCAGCAATGTCCAGCCGCCCAGCTTTTCAGCACGCACATCCGTCTCGCCAGACCGGGTTCCGGCTTCCAACAAACTCGCCGGAAACCCGGAAATAACCGGCACGGCCGTCGCCGCCGAGAACCCGCTATATCCCCCGCTCACCGGCGCCGCCGCCCGCAATATCTGCACGACCCGATTTGTCGCCACACACTGCACCGGTAACAACGGCCGCTGCGCGCAAATAAAATACGTCCCGCTCGCCCCCACCAGATAATCACCCGGCTGCGTATAGGACGCATCAAACACGCCCCACCAAACCGGCCGCCCAAACCCGGACACGGTACGAAACCGCTCATCCTCGGCATTGAACGAAGCATAGAGTTTTATGACGCGATTCCGAGAACTCAACGGATTAGCAGCACACTTAGGCCGATAGACAATGAACGGCGTACCCAGCTTACGCGCCGCCAGCCCCATTCCCCGGCTGATCTTATCCTGCAGACAAATCCCGTCCATCACACCACCCAGCACACGCCAGGCGCCCCTAAACCATCGCCCGGCGGCACACCCAGAAACGCGCACAACCGCCGCCGCCACACATCCAGCAACCGCAGCCTGTCCCGCACCTCATTTGCATTATGCGTCCAAGCCCCCGCCGCCTCGCTATCCAGATTGTCGCTCGCCGAAGGCACCGCCAATTCCAGTTGCAACAAAGTCGCGAGATAATTGCCGACGACACTCTCCTCCGCCGACGAGAGATTATTCATCCGATACTCGAGCGCCCCATAAGCCACATAGAACCGCCACCCCATGTTCCCCGAAGGTGAAGCCCCATAAGCCGGGTACCCACAGAACCGCCGAATATCGGTCTTCTGCGCATCCGTCAGCATGCCAATCTTCCTTCTCCCTCCCCCGCTTGGGGGAGGGCCGGGGTGGGGGACGGGACAACGCGAACCGATCCGAGCATTACCCCAAATGTTCGATCATCACCGCCCGCTTGAAATTCGCATTCGTCGCCGTAGGCACAGTAAGACTTGTGGTTGTCGTATCCGAAGGCGCACAGAACCCGCCGATCCAATACCAGGATTGCGCAATAATCTGCTGCAGCCGGTCGATCGGCTCGCGCGTCACCATGCAAACACCATCCACCAGCGACACCAGCGAATCCTTCGGCGCCACATCATCGCTCGCCATGCCGGCAAAATCGCCCTCCACCAAGGCACCCTGGCCCACAATGATCGGCCGCCGAATATACGCGCCGGCAATCGTCGGATGCGCCTGCACAAACGACTCGTTCGTCAGCACAAAGCGCAGCCCCAAAAACTCATTGACGACACCCTGACCAGGCCGGAACACCTCATTGGCCGAGGTCGCACCAATGAACAGCCGCTGAAAATCGCTGTCCGCAAACAGTTGCCGGGCGCTGATCGGATCCAGATGACAATTGTAAGCACCATCAATATCCGGCACGGCGTTCAGCCGCAGATTGGCAACAGCATCCAGAATATTCGCCATGGACAGCGTATCGCCCGCCACGATCTGGGTAGAATTCGTCCGCCCATTCGGCCGCAGCACCAGCGAAGCCGTCGCCGCCTGCACGCTATTGAAAGCCGTCCCATCACTGACGGAAACATTGCCCGAAAAACTCAAAACCCCCGACACGCCGCCAGGCGTAATCGACACATTCGTGGCATCCACATTCACGCCAACCAGCGTATAAATGTCCGAACCCACCGTCACCGCCAGCGGATTGCTCGACGTCACACTCTGCTGCACGCCATTGACGAACGCCGTCTGAAATCCACGGACATCATCCACCGCCACGCTGGGACCAGCACTGCCCAGCGTCGTACGCACGAATGTATTGCCAGCGAAATAGGCATTGAACAATGCATTACGCGCCAGGTCATCCAGGCTACGCGCCGCCTGCTCACCGTTCACATAGGCGTTCTGCAGGAACACGCTGGCAATCGCCACCCGGCTCGTCACCATGTTCAAATCCATGGTCGCCGCATAATGGTTCAGCGTAATCGAGAACTGCTCGACATTCCAACTGCCCGAGGTCAGGCCATTGTCGAGGTTCGTATTGGCATTGGCCGCAAGCGGCGTCGTCACCGCCGGCCGCAATCCAGCCCGGGTCTTGGTCAGAGTCTCGCCGATACCCACGGCAAACTCCTCGCGGTCCGCGCAGGCGCGATACCCGATACGAGACCGCAATGCCTGCTGAAACTCACGCTCCAGAAACCCCTGCTGGATAATCGGCTGAAGCGCCAGTGGAAAATTCGATACGCTCATTCATGCCCCCAAAACACCGGGGGCGAAGCCCCCTCCCGTTGCCACGCACGTCATCACCCAACCGCCCGCAAAACCTACCGCCGGCGCAACAACTCCGCCCGCGCGGTCCGCCACTCATCGAGACTCATCTCGGTGGCCAACTTCCGCCGCGTCACCGCAGGCGTCGGCGCCACCGCAGCACTGCTCGAATGTGCCGGCCCAAACAGCCAGGGTTTGTCCCGCCGAAGCTTGGCGATCACCTCCGCGGCCGCATGAAACTCGCCCGTCTCCGTGGTGGCGAGCGCCGCAGGATCGATAAGTTTCAACCCATCCAGATCGACCATGCCGGCCCGCACCGCCTCGGCCCGCAATTCCGCCTGAATCAGCCTGGCATTTGCCTGTTCCTGAACCTCCGCCAACTGCCGTTCCAGCCCCTCGGCATGCGCCCGCAGCGCCGCCAACTCATCGCCCGCCGCCGGCAAACCCGCGCCCTCGCTCATCCGCCCTCCTCAGCCTTGATACGTGCCAGTTCCGCCGGCCCATCCTCGATGCCGTAAACCGGCCCCAGAACGCGCAGCGCCGTCTCGCGTGAAATCTGCTTGGCCGCCACGAGAGAATTCATCGTCTCCGCCTCACGCTGCCGATCCAGCGAATCCGAAGGATACCAGTCCGGCCAACGCAAACTCAGCGGCGCATCCGCATCCAGCAGCGGCAGCACCGAGCCTTCAAGCGCCAGCGGATAAACCCGAGCCGCCCGCAAAATCATCCGCGCCAGAGAGAGCAGCCCGTCGCCGTAGCTGATCCGCAAATTATCAGCCAGCCAAAGCAACCCCTGGTTCATCAGCTCGATCGCACGCCCGCTCGAAGGCGCCGTCAGCCGGCTGGAATCCACCCGGTTCCCATGCACGCTCTCCAACGCAAATTCGCGCAGCGTCCGCACATAATCGATCACCGCCTGGCTAGCCGTGCCGCCAATCTCCAGCAGCTTGGCATCGCCTTTCTCGCTCACGACCAACGCATTAGCCGCCCCGCGCACCATCGTGCCATCCAACCCCGCCGGCTCGCGGATCAACATCGTAGGATCGCTGCTATACTTCAGCCCCCGTCCCGCCTGACTTAGCTGATAATCGATCTCAATGCCCGTCTCCACGGCCGCACGAAACGTGCAAGCCCCATCAGGCCACTTGCCGCCCGGCAAATTCCGTATCCACACAATCGGCACAAAGCCAAGCCGATGCGAGAAACTTCGATCATCATCCCGCAACAGAGCCGCCGCGCTGCCAACCCGCCCAGGCAGAAACCAAATTTCCTCCTGCGCATCCCAAATCCGCACGAACCAATAGAAGGAGTCCGGATCGTCAATATCATAGCCCTGCTCGACAAGGTCGCATCCCGCAACCTTCACGCGCTCAGTCACCCGCAGCAACCGGTCCGGCTCATCCGGATCCCACACCGGCGTCAGAAAATCCGTGTCCACAACATCAACAAACACGCGACGACTGCGAACACGCATAAACAACGCGACAGAACCCACGCTCCCGCGCAGCCCCGCCTCCGTCATCACCGCATTCAGCCGCGCATCCCGAACAATGGCAGCCAGCGCCTGCCGCACATCCGCATCCGGCGATTCGATCACCGGAAAATGTCCCTCGCTGAACAGCAGAGCAACACTATCCTCCACCACTACCCGCGCCAGCGCATACCGCACCGAAGGCCGGCGTTGCCGCAGCGGAATATACTCGCCGCTGCCATTGCGCTCTTCATGAAACTCATAGGGCAGCACGTCATAAATCGTGCCATCCAGCACCCGCCGCAGCACAGATAAAGTCCAGGCGCGCTCAGCATAATCCCGGTCGCGCGGCACCAAGTCACAAATCGTACTGAACAAGATGCCACCTCTTCACAACACGCTCCAAGGCAAAGCCGTAGGGTGGGCTTCAGCCCACCACCGCACAGGTCAAGGGCTACCGCTCGGAAAACGCCAGCCGCGCAAACCGCGCCGGCGGCGTCAGTTCCAAAAACATCCCGAACGCGCGCGACAGCGCATCCACCTGATCGTCCTTCGGCCCATGCGGAAACTGCGCAATCTCATCGAGCAACGAAGCATTCCACCCCGCCCGCCGCATGCTCAAAAGTCCGCGTTCCAGATGCGTCGCCACCGGCCGCGCCCGCACCTCTTTCGCACCGGTCTCAGGCGTCGCATTCACCCGGTAGCCAACCAGCGACTGCGCCAGATACATCACCTGCGCCCGCCCGGCCTGCCCCGGATCCTGCGGCAGCCCGATCGCCACCTCCGCGCCATCCCGTTCCGCCGCCGCACGTATCTCGGCCGCCACCCCCGCCGGCCCACGCCTGAACCGGATCACATCATCGATGCAGAACGCCCCCGCCTCCGTGCGCACCAGCTTCAGCCCAACCGACCAGTCCGGATTCCCCCCCGACTGCTCATCCGTCGCCGCCAGATCCCAGGCCCGCACCGCCACACCCGACGGCACATCATCGACCACCGCCAGCCGCCGCACATCGAACACCCGCCCGGTCAGCTCACGCGGCGCCTGCTGAAACAGACACGAAAACTGCCGCTCCCCGAGCAGCGCCTGCTTCTCCAGCAGCGCCGCCCGATCCTCCCACGCCGGCCAAAGCGCCTCCCCCGGCGCCCGCCCCATCGGATCATCCGCCTCCGCCAACGCCGGCAGACGCAGAATCTCCCACCCGCCCTGCCCGATCAGCCGCCCGGCCAGATCGTCCACATGCCAGCGCGTCATCACCAGCACGATCCGCCCGCCCGGCTTCAACCGCGTCACCAGTTCCGACCCGAACCAGCTCCACAAATGCTCGCGCGCCGAAAAACTCTCCGCCTCCACCACCGACCGCACCGGATCATCGATCAACGCCAGATCGGCCCGCCGCCCCGTCACCGCCCCATGCACCCCCACGGAGAAATACTCCCCGCCCTGATCGGTCATGAAACACCCGGCCGCCCGCGCATCCGCCCGCACCCGCACCCCCAGCATGGACGTATGCTGGTCAATCAGCCCCCTCACCCCACGCCCAAAATGTTCGCTCAACCGCGCGGTATGCGACGCCGCAATCACCGAGCTTCCGGGATGCCGCGCGAACCACCAGGCCGGAAACAGCCGGCTCGCATAGGTGCTCTTCGCCGACCCAGGCGGCAGCAGCAGTATCAGCCGCCGCGTCTCGCCCTCGGCCACACGCTCCAAGTAAGAAAGTATCCTCAGGTGATGGGCCGCCGGCGCCTGCCCGACCGGCGCCAGCGCATACTGTGCCCAGTCCGTCAGCCCGATCCGAAGCCCGCCCCTGTGCCCGATCTCCCCCAGATCAACTCGGGCCCGCGCGAACTCATCCTCGATGGCAATGATGTCCCGAGGCCCCCGCCGGACGTGCTAACACCCGCAGGACGGACAAGGTCCGCCACGCCAGGGAGCGATTTTCAGAAGGATGCGTGTCTCAGATGGTCTTTTTCAGGAAAAGACGCCAAACCTACGAAGTCCCGGCAACCGCGAAACCCGGTCCGGACCACCCGCCCGGCCGCGCCGCATTTGCCTGCGCGCAAACCGCCATCGTTGAGAAACTTATAGGGAAAGTTGGGGTAGCTGGGCAAGCGAAAAAGAACAGGTGGAGAACTTATTTTCTGACCCCTCTCCTCCTCACCAGTTGCGCCGGCCCCGAAACCTTGTTCACCGGCCAAACCAGACCACTCGCCGGCACCTGCGACCCGCCCTCCACCGCCATCCTCACCCTGCGCCACCGCGCCGTCGCCTTCGCCCCCAACACCGGCACGCTCGTTCTGAAAGGCACCGCCGACCAGGCCGGCCACCTGACCGCCGACCTCACCCTCCAGGGCATCGACCACAAACCCTACCGCCTGACCCTGGACGCCACCCACCAGGCCCACACGATAGAAGGCACCTACACCACCCCCCGCTGCCGCTATGCCATAAGCTTAAGACAAACCCAGAACTGACGGCGCCTCCCTCCCCTCTCAGGGGGAGGGCCGGGGTAGGGGTGCCAACCGCACGACCAGCCTCTCCGTCCAATTCAGGCCGCATCCGGCGGCGCCCAAACCCTCCCCCCACCAACCGCGGACCGCCGCGCCAGCGCCGCCACCGCGGCCACCAGCATATCAATCCCCTGCCCATGCCACCGCTGCACCGCCTTATGATCCGCCCCTACCACCTCCCCCAGCCGTCGCCACGAAAACAAATGCCGCTCCGTCACCGGGCTCACCAGGCTCCTTGCCCCCACAATCCGCCGTATCACCCGCCGGTCGGCCGGAATCAGCGCAATCCACCCAAGCGCCTCATCCATGCGGCTGATGCGCGAAGCCGACGGCGTCGGCGGCCGCACCCGCCCCCGGTCCGACCCGTAAGCCTCCACCACCGAAGGCACCACCTCCAGATGGCTCACCCGCAACTTCGTCGAATACCCCGTCCCCGGCAGCGCCAGTAGCGTCGCCCCCGCCTCCTCCAGCCGATAGATCACGAAGGCGGCATCGATCTCCCGCTCGTCCGCGCGCCTCTCAAACATGCCGTCCTCCACCGCAGCCAGCACCCGCATCGACTTATTCATGATTTGTTCCTCCTAAAGAAAAACCGGAAACGGATAGGCTTCACCCTCCAGCACCGTGCCGTCGGTGATCAGTCCCCAGGTCTGCGGATGCCCAGCCGGCCGCGCCGGCCGATCCCGCGCCTCCACCACCTCGGCCGGCGGCCTCTGCCGCCACATGCGCACCCCGGTCTTGCGCGCCCGCTCCAGCACCGTGTTGCGCCCCAGCGCCATGGCGGCGGCAATCGCATCCCACGTCATCCCCCCGTCCCGCAGCGCGCGCAGTTGCTGATCCCGCGCCTCCGTCCACACCACGCCAGCCCGCAT